CTATTAAGATATGCTTGTATAAGAGTATCAAGATCAGAAAGCTTAACATAGTTTGTATCTACATCAAGAGCAAGTGCTGCAAGGTCTACACCAAGATCACAAAGTTTATTGATGATAGCTTGAACAATAGCATGTGTATCAGAACTAGCTGTTACACCTGTAAGACAATCTATTGTATAATCTGCATTTAATGTAGCAAGTGTAGCATCAATTACTACCACTTGTTCTTGAAGATCACATGCAGCTTTTACAAGAGCTTCGAAAAGCTCTACAGCTGTGGGAGGAGAACAAATAGGTTTACATGTAGGTAGATAGTCTACTACAAGATCACAATATGCAGCTGGGTCAATTGTAATATCTATTCCTGTTCCATCAAGAAAAGAAACTACAGCATCAATCAATGCTTGTTCAACAACAAAAAGACTATCTCCAGTTTCTATAGATAGCTCTTCGACAGCGCTTCCTGTATACCTTACACATTTATCAGATACGGTTTCTACACACCCGTTATAACAATTATTACAACTCATTTTATAATTATTTATGAATTAGAAGTTTAACTCTACTAGCTATCATTGCAACTGTATAACAAGCTGCATATTCTGGATTACAAAGTTTGCTTATCAATATTCTTTTATAATTCAGAAGATCTCCAATCACTGTTCTAGGGAATGGGAGATTGAGAATGAATACGATGTTATTGTATTGATTGTTAGCCAACTCTGTTAACCTACAATCAATATCAGCAATGAGCGCTTGCTCTGTTGTACAATCAATACAGTTTACTAATCTTGGTGATAACATCTTTGAATCGTTTTATACCTTTTTTAATTGCAGCATTACAAGCTCCACATAAACCATTGGTTAGCTGACAGCCGCATCCAAATTTTGCTCCACAATTTCTACATTGTGCCATAAAATATGTTTATCTAAAATTAACAAGATAGTTAGTTCCAGAACAACCACAGTTGTTCTTTATAAAATTATCAAGCATTAAGTTTGCTTGCATGTATAACTTATTAGATGTTGCTACAGCACAATTATTTGCTGCTGCAATTGATCCTTGTATAAAATAGTAAATACTATCAAGCTCAACTCTTGATTGTTGCTTGATGGCAAGATCACATTGCATCATATCAAGTTTCATAAATGCACTATCAAACTTTTCCTGTATCTGGTCAACACGCATAATTGTCTTATTGACATAATTTGTAATTGCAGGAGCAATTGAGTATGTCAAATAATAAATCCCGTCAGGAAGTGGTTGCAGTGCTTCACCAACAGGAGACAATCCTAATATTGTAGAATTGAACAAATTGAAATCGTTTGGAACAAAAGGAAGTGATATAGAAGGAAAACCAGGAACTGTAATTTCAATTGTTGGTGATGTTGGTGTACCAACATAAACAGATGAATCAGCTATACCTAGCGTGAGAACATTGTGTGTGTCAATAACTAATATATCCAATACGTTAGCCATGTTATTTAAAATAAATGTGCCCGAGGACTTGAGAATATCCTCTCTCACCCTCAGGCACAGGTTATATGATTTGCTTTATTCTACTAAGGAGCTGCAGTGGTTGTAGTAGTAGTAGTCAAACAAGCACTCTTATCTTCAGGAGCACCCAGACCAGCTGTAAGGATTGCGCTAACTGATACAGCAGCAGCAGAACCTTGAGGAACAGCAATGATCACCATGCTATCTTCGTGAATGTAATCACCCCACTGATATGCTGATTTCTCATAAGTATTGAACTTGATGTAGTAGGTATCATAAGTTGTACCTGCAGAAACCCAAGATTCAAAGTTTTGATTGTAACCAGCCATTCTGTAGAGATGCTTCAGGTAACCAGCTTGATAGCTGTAGTAGTTCTTCTCCAATTGTGCAATCTCTTCAGAAGTACCAGATGCATAGTTAGAAGTTTGAACAACTGTAGCATCAGCAACAATGTTACAAGCATCAGCAACGATAAAGTCAGCAGTGGTAGCAGGACCAGAATAAACAAATGTACGGAAGTACAACCTGTCATATTCAAAAGGGAACGCTGCAACATCACAAGGCTGACCATATTTAGTCAAAGGCTTTGCTTCAATTTGCAATACACCAGGAGAAGGTTGAGAAAACTCATAGAAGGTGTTGAAAGAAATGTTGTCAGGATTGTTACCAGGAGCAGAAGCTTCGAAAGCAGCAATGAACTGATCAACCAAATCTTCGTAATCAACTTGATCACAAGGATCTGCACCACAATCACAACAAGGAGCTTGAATAGTCACGCTACGAGTGAAACCATTGAAATACAAGGTGTCAACATAAGAAGAGTGAGCACGGAGAGTAATAGTAATAACGTCACCACACTTTACATTCCAGTTATCAACTTCAGTGATCTGAACTTGAGGAGTAGGGCAACCGTTAACTCTATACCACTCAGTGATATTAGAGTTACAACCAGAGCCACTAGGACATCCTTTAATCTTGTCAGAACGCTTGGAACCTTGAAGATAGGTGTTAGTCCTACCTTGTGCTACATAAAAATAAGGAGCTGCAGCAATGTTACCAGAAGTGGCAACAGTGTAATCAGCTTTGAAAAAACCCACTTTTCCAGGGGTTAAGTCTTGCGTAGAACCACTATTGGCTATTGTTGAGCCAACAGGAACCACGAAGAGCGTAGTTAGAGAAAAATCTGCCATTTTGTTTTATTTTAAATTAATGAAAAAACTATTCATTTGTTTGTATCCTATACTGTGCACTCTGCACAGCAGATGCATTTTCAGTGTACATTGCAAGGTTTTGAACTGTTAAGTCTAGAAGTTCATCTTCGAGATAGGTTTCTAGTTCACAATCTTGGTCGTACGAATTTTGTCCATCTAACATTACATATCCTGCTTTATTGATATAGACAGGATAGCGCATGTATGATATGTAGATTTTACTTGGTGTAAACGTACCATCTGTGAATATAGAGATTTCGTCAGATGATATGAAATTAAACGTTTCTTGATATTCAAAAGATGGTTTGTAGTGATCGTTGTTCAAAAGAAGTGACAAGTCACCATGTTTTGCAAGATCTCTATTGATCCATATTGTTCTATTCTTACACCTTCCTTTATCAGCAAGTATATAACTATCGATGTAGAACATATACTTGGGCTCTAGCTCATGTAAATAAGCAAACCACTGATTTAATTGTGTGTTCTTCAGAGTTAGATTCAGAGGCTGATGAGCATAATTTACTACCAAACTCTGAAGATCTTCATAACGTTTCTTAAAAGAATCCATTCCAAGACCACTCACTACACTAAATCCATCAACTTTCTGCTTTATCAGCTTTATCTGAGCCTCATTCAAGGCTAAGATTTTATCTTCAAGTTGAATCTGTTGATGCTCATTAGTTGATAGTTTATTTAGTTTCTGATCGATTTTATATAATAAACTATCTACAGGTATCATACAGATGCTAGTTTCTTAGTTTTTAATTTTTGCTCAAGAGTAAGTAGCTCATCTTGATTATCTTCATCAGCAAGGAACTTTACCAACTCCTCATCATCAATTGCCACTTCGTATTCCCCTTCGTAAATTCGTCCATTAGGCTTAACCCTATATATAGAATGACTAATTGCTTGTCTAACAAGATCTTTAATATGGAGCAAATTTTCTTTCATGTCAGCAAAGCGGTTGAACACTTCAACTGTAGAAAGACCTTGGAATTTACCTGTTTTGAATTCTGTCTCTTTAATAACATTATCAACAAGGTTGTATACAACTTCTTCTTTAGTGTTGTCTGTAACAGGCAAGCCTAACAAACGAGCAACTTTACGCTTCTTCTCAGGAGTCATTCCATCAAATTTGGCAATTGCTTTGTTAATGATTTGCTTTTTCTTAAAGACGATTGCATTTTCTATCTCATCATCTACAACATAAAACTGTATGTCAGCAGGATATTCACCACGTTCCCAAGCTTGATAAGAGCTTGCAATTGTAGGGTGTACCCTGAGCCATGAGAACGCTAGTTCTTGGAGAGGTTGATCAAGATCGTAGTAATTATCACCATCAAGAAGTTTAACTGCTTGAACATGACGTTCATCATGTTGTGAATGTGACAATCCACTGTTCCAAAACTGAGAACGAGGACCAAGATCAAGATTCAAAGCTCCTTCAAGTTTAGCTTTAAGAGCTGTTACACGTTCAACTTCTAATTCTCTTTCAGTAGGATCTTGAATTCTACGAATATAAGAAGCTTCAGGATTAAGTCCTGTCCTATATTGACCATCAAGTTCCTTGTAAGGATATTTAAAAACTCCTGTTCCAGGAATCCTTGTCATACCTTTCTGTGCAAGACCACCTTGCATCGTCTGAAGTTGTGTACTGTTATACTCTTTTTTTAATGTAGAGATTTTTCCAATTTTGCCCATATGTAGTTTTTTAACTTGGTTTTAAGTTGCAGAGTGGTTCCACTGAAGGAGTAGCGAATGGGAGACACCCCAATCCAACACTCTGTAGTTTGAGAAGAGCACCCCCACAGGGAACGTGGGGGGCAATCTCTTCTCGGTATAATTGTCCAAGGATGCTATCCTTAGAGGGGATCCTTAGAATTGTGGGATCTCTTCAATCAAAACTGTACGAGACAAGTCTTCAATGAATACATCACAACGATCTTTCATCCAAATCTCATAACCAGGGAACTTGTTAGCACTTGACATACCCTGAGACTTAGCAAAGCCCAAGTGATGACGAGTACCATCGATATAACCCCAAGTCATTGAAGGTGCACCCTTCATCCTTACTTCACGGATGTTGTTTACCATTGAACCATCGCTCATTGGAGATACATCGAACACCATGAATACAGGAGTAGATTTCTTGTTCTGACCAAATTCAAGGTTAGATTGTGGAAGATCAAGTTCCTTCAAGTGAATCAGTTCAACACGACCAGTCTCACGAGTAACCATTGCATCGAATGCAAAGTTGTAAGTGATGTGTTGTCCTTCGCCTTGGAGATACCTGTTACCAGAATCAGCCATGAAAGTCAAGCCAGAATTCAAAGCATCTGTCTTAAGAGCTTGCTGGAATACATCAAAACCAGCTTCGTTTGTATACATTTTAACCCTACGGTCTTTAACATCCACCCTGCGATAGAACAGATCACCAAAAACTGAACGGATAAGGTTTGCAGTGAATTCACCACGATTGTATTGTACCAAGTTACCATTGTTACGCATCCTGTGGTAAACACCAGCAGAGGTACGCTTCAATTCTTGCTTAGAACCATTTGTTTTAACAGTTCCAGGCTTGCTCCAAATCATACGCTTAACTTTCAACTCAAGCATAGACTTACGCATCCAGAACTCAATGAATGGTTCCCATTTAACATCATTCCTAGTCAAAGGAAGTTGGTTCCTACGCTGTGGAGCGTAAACCAGGATGTCCAAAGGTTTGCCAGAAGCATCAACCATCATCTTGTCATCAGCCCACTCAGTGATCTTGTGCTCATAACCATATGCAGAACCAAGAGATTCAAACATAGTGATTTGCTCACCAAGACGAGGAAGACCAAGCAAGTCTTGATCAAACTCACCAATTGCAGCATCAACCAACTCAAGTTCAACACCAATAGCGAGGAACTGAGAGCTTACGAAATCAACTGTAGGATTGTCACTTACCAAGGTGAAGGTGTAAAGATAGCCCATGTTCCAAGGAACTGGATCTTTAACAACGTAGAACCTAGGACCATACTGACGAGTACCTACAGAAACAATTGCGTTCTTAGAGAACTCATTTGTGTCAATTACCAATTGGAACTCTTGACCATCAATACCAGGCTTAACAAGTTCTTCAGTAGCCAAAGGAATGTCGATGATCTTTGGAAACTTGTAAGGAACTTGTACCTGCCACTTCCATGCATCACTATTGTTGTCAATGTAATAAGGAGTGGACT